GCTCGGCATCGAGTTCGACATTGATCCGTGCAGCTGCCCGCCGGAACTGAGCCATGTCCCGGCAAAGACCATGTGGACGATCGACGACGACGGGTTGTCTAAGGACTGGGCCGGCAAGGTCTGGATGAACCCTCCTTACTCGAAGCCCGATCCGTGGGTGACCAAGTTCATCGAGAACGGTTCAGGTATTGCGATCCTCCCGACTTCAACCGGGAGATGGGCTCACAACCTGTGGGACGCAGCCGACGGCATCCTCCCGATCAACATGGCAAAGGTCGATCAGTTCGAGCGGCCTGATGGCTCCAGGTACGGCATCCCTTATGCAATCTTCTTCTTCGCTCTCGGCGAGGAATGCACCGCTGCCCTCTCGAACTTCGAACCGCCTGTGACTGCTGCTCGGGTGCGATGAGTTGGCTTCGCACTAGCGGCGAGGCTCGCTCTGATTGGCTCCAGGAACCCGAGCACCGTGAGGAACGCTCTGCAGGCTGGTTCGCAGCGTCGTGGATTACCGGGAACTGTGTCCACACCTCGTCGAAGTGGGTCGGCACACCGTTCGAGTTGCTGCCGTGGGAGGTACGCCTCCTCGTCGAGCTGCTCGAGCTACGCGAAGACGGGCTCCGCAAGCACCGCTGGTCGTACATCAGCCTCGCTAAGAAGCAGGGCAAGACCGAACTGTGCGCCGCCCTGGCGCTGTGGCTCGCTATCGGAGCCCCGGAGGCCGCTACTACCTCCCCGCTGGTGGTGGTCGCTGCCGGCAACGACGACCAGGCCGACCTTTTGTTCTCTGCTGCCCGCCGAATGGTGGAACGCTCGCCGACGCTGTCACAGGTCGTGAGTATCTATGAGGGTGAACTAGTCATCCCCGAGATCGACTCCAAGATCGTCCGCGTTTCAGCCTCAGCCCGCAAGCACGGCTCGAACCTGGACGGCAAGAACGTCTCCGGGCTGTTCTGCGACGAACTCCATGTGTGGGAAGGCTCCCGCGGCGAACTCGTCCACGGCACCCTCGCCCGATCCACCGGCGCCAGGGAGCAACCCCTCGTCGTTCAGCTCACAACCGCCGGTTTCGACCGGGATTCGATCTGCTGGAACCAATACCAGCGAGCCAAAGCCGCCATTTTGGAGCCTGAGGCCGACCCGGCGTTCTATTCGTTCATCGCTGAGGCTCCAGACGGCTGCGAACTCGACGACGAAGCGTTCGAGCAAGCCAATCCGTCCTACGGGACGATCGTTTCGCCCGACTTCTACCGCGACCAGGTCGGCTCGATGCCTGAAACCGACGTCCGCAGGTTCTTCCTGAACCAGTGGGTGTCGATGGAAGAAGAATCATGGCTTTCGGACCTCCCTGGTGCGTGGCAGGACTGCGAAGGCGTCGTCCAGATCGAAGAAGGCGCCCCCACCTACGTCGGTGTCGACGTCGCGCTACGGCGAGACACGACAGCGGTGGTGATCTGCCAGGAACACGACGGCCTGTTCAGCGTCCGCTCGAGAGTGTGGGCAGCTGACGGCGGCAAGATCGACCACCTCGGCATCATCGACTACATCCGCGACCTGGATTCCCGCTACCGCCTCCTCGAAGTCGTCTACGACCCTCGCTTTTTCGAGGTGCCGGCCATCATGCTCGAGGAGGAGGGCATCCCGATGGTGGAACTGCCGCAGCATCCGTCGCGGATGATGCCGGTTTGTGCCGCCGGGTACGACGCGATCGCAGCTGGAGCCATCGTCCACGAAGGCGACCAGGTGCTCACCGACCACGTTCAATCCGCGGTCCGACGCGAATATCCCGACGGGTGGACGCTCTCAAAGGGCAAGTCGAAGCGCCACATCGACGCCTGTATCGCCATGCTGCTCGCCCTCCATCGGGCACAGACATCCGACACGGCGAGTTTCGACCCGCCGCCGATCCCGAAGGTGTTCGCTCTATGAGTACCTCAGTCGAAGTCGCCGGGATGGCAGCGATCGCTACCGGTGTGTTCCTCATCTCGCTGCCGGCTGGCCTGATCGTCGCCGGTTGCCTCCTAGTCATAGCCGGAGCCTCATTGTGAGCATCGTCAGACGCCTCATCGGCGCACCAGAGAAGCGGGCGATCTCCTACCAGACGCTGTTCGCAACCGGTCAGGACGTCCGACGGACCAATACGAGCGCCGGCATCCAGATCGACGACGACACCTCCATGAAGATCACGACGGTCTTCGCGTGCGTTCGTCTCCTGGCCGACACGATGAGCACCCTCCCGAGGGATGTGTTCATTCGCCGCGACGGGCTGCGCCGCCCATACCGGCCACGGCCCGAATGGGTCAACAACCCGGACCCGGCAGACGATTCGTTTACCTGGCAGTCGATGATCTCCGAGACGATGACGTCTCTGATGCTCGACGGCAACGCGTTCGTCCATGTCGCCTACGCGGACGGTCAACCGACCGCCCTGCGGGTGCTGGACCCACGCTCCGTTGCGATCATCTCCCCGGACTCAGGCGCCGGCCCGATCTACCGGGTCAGCGGTGGGAGCGATGTCGCTGACTTCTCGTCCGACGAGATTCTCCACATCCCGCTGATCCGTATGCCGGGATCACGGCGCGGCCTCTCCCCGATCGACACCTGCGCCGAAGCCCTCGGAACCGCCGCTGCCGCCGCCGACTTCCAGGGCCGCTACTTCTCGCAGGGCACCAGCTCGACCGGGGTGATCGAGTTCTCCGGCGACCTGACCGCAGACCAAGCCAAAGCACTCTCCGACCACTGGGCGGCGCTACACACCGGCAAACAGAACGCGCACTCGCCGATGGTCCTGTCCGGCGGCGCCACGTTCCGACCCTTGTCGATGACCGCCGACCAGATGCAGCTCGTATCGCTGCGAACCTTCAGCCGCTCCGAGGTGCTGTCCCTGTTCCGGGTACCAGGCGCGCTCGTCCAGGACACCCAACCCGGCGCCGTCTCCTACGCATCGGTCGAGCAGCAGGTTCTCAGCTTCGAGAAGCACACGATCCGGCCACTCGCGTCGCTACTCGAGGAAGGCTTCTCGCGGCTTCTACCGCCGGGAGCGTTCCTGCGGCTCTCAATGGAAGGGCTGCTCCGCGGCGACCGTAAGGGCCGGTTCGAGGCTTACTCCGTCGCCCTGAACAACGGGTGGCTATCAGCCAACGAGATCAGGCGCTGGGAAGACCTGTCGCCGATCGAGGAACCAGGCGCCGACCGCTTCCGTATGCCGCTCAACCTCGGCGACACCGAATCAGCCGGCCTGTCGGTCCTCAAGGCGCGCACCGAGATCGCGTCGAGGCTGGTAACAGCCGGCTACGACCCGGCGGGCGCCGCAGCGGTAGCCGGCCTTGACGTTGACCACACCGGTGTACCTCCGTCTGCTCTCCAGCAGTTGCAGGCGTTGGACCCGGATGACCCACTCACGATCTACGGAGACGAGTGAATGACTGAAACCATTCAGATAGAACGCCGCCTGGCACCCATCGAAGCCGACCCTGAAGACGGGCGCCGCTTCTCCGGTTACGCAGCGGTGTGGGATTCGCCGTCCCAGCCGCTTCCGTTCATCGAAACGATCACACGCGGCGCTTTTAGCCGCACCCTGGATGCCGGCAACCGCATCCAGCTGCTCCACGCCCACAACCACGAACTGATCCTTGCCTCTACGCGAGGCGGGACGTTACGGCTCGAGGAAGATGACCGTGGGCTCCGCGTTGACGCCGAGCTCGCCGACACAACCTGGGGCCGCGACGTGGCCGAGCTGGTCCGTCGTGGCGACATCGCTTCCATGTCGATCGGTTTCTCCGTCCCGCAGGGCGGCGATTCCTGGTCCGACGACGGCAACGAGCGGATGCTCAACGAGGTCCGTCTCCACGAAGTCTCCACGGTCGGATCGCCGGCCTACGACTCGACGACAGCGTCGGTGCGTTCCTCGAACGCAGACCCGGCGTTGTTCGCAGCGATCGAACGTCTCACGAACGGTCACGCGTTGACCGCCGAGGACGTCGACCTGGTGCATCGCACCAGTGAAGAACTCGGGCCGCAGCCCGAACCCACAACTCCGCTCGCGTTGCTGACCCGCATAACGGAACACAACGCGCGCAAGTAGGACCGGAGCCGGTCCGTTCCCGCAGTCTCGGAGCCGAGGCAGCTATCCAACCCACCTAACCGAGAGGCAAACCATGTCGGAACATTCCTACATGACGCAGCTCGTCGAAACCCGGCTGAACGCTTGGGAGCATGGCAAGGCGCTCCTGGACACTGCCGCTGACGAGAAGCGTGAACTGTCTGCCGAAGAGGATGCCGAATGGACGCGAATCAACGCGGACATCGACCGTCTCGACGAGCAGATCACTGACAAGCGCGAGGCCGTGAAGGCCGCGCAGCGTGCCGACGACGCCCGCAAGGAGTACGAGGCGCTCGTCACCCCGACCGAGGCTCGCGCCGCGGACGAGGCCGGCATCCCGGACGACGACGAGACGATCCTGCGTGCAGTCCTGCGCGGCGAGATGCGCTCGTATGAGTTCACCCGCAACCAGGTCGCTGCTGAGTATCGCGACGTGACGACCGGTTCGACGGGCGCTCCGCGTTCGACGGACTTCTACGGTCAGATCGTTGAAGCGATGGCGGCTACCGGCCCCATGCTGCGGACCTCAACGGTCATCGAGACCAACGCGGTCAACGACCTTCAGATTCCGCGCAGCACGGCTGACAGCACCGCAGCGATCATCGCTGAGGCTGCCGGCGCAGCAGAGTCCGACCCGACTTTCGGGGCGTTCATCACGCTGGGCAACTACCGGCTCGGCTTCCTCACTCAGGTGTCGGAGCAGATGCTGGACAGCAACGGCGTCGACCTGATCGGCTTCCTCGCGAAGCAGTCCGGTCGGGCACTCGGCACGAAGCTGAACGCCCTGGCGACGGTCGGTACCGGTTCGAGCCAGAACAAGGGCATCGTCACCGCGTCCACCGCTGCGGTCACCTCGGCGACCGGCACCTCTGGTGCTTTCACCGCCGAGAACCTCATCGACCTGTTCTACTCAGTGAACAGCGTCTACCGGAACAACAGCGCCGGCTGGATGATGCGTGACAGCAGCATCGGTTCGGTTCGGAAGTTGCGTGGCGGTGGCTCTGCTGCCGGCAACGGCGACTTCCTGTTCCAGCCTGGGATGACGGCGGCAACGTCGGACACCCTGCTCGGCTTCCCGATCTATCCGAACAACGACGTCGTGGCCCCGGCCACCTCGGCGAAGTCGGTGATCTTCGGAGACCTGAGCACCTACTTCATCCGGCATGGAGCGTTCAGGTTCGAGTCGAGCCGCGACTACGCCTTCAACGCCGGCCTCATTACCTGGCGGGCGATCCTCGACCAGGACAGCGACCTCGTCGACCAGTCCGGTGCTGTGAAGCACTTCGTCGGCGCCAGCAGCTAGTAGTTCGGCCTTCGGGCCATCCCCGCAGGGCCGGTCGGACGGG